GGCTTGTTTTTGCAAATTTGTATTTTTAATGGTCAAAAATGCGCATAATTGTGCATTTTTATGAGGTAAATGGTCGAAAATGGGAAGAAATCGCAAAATTCTTGAAATGAATAACAGCGATCTGACAAAGCGGGTCCAGGAAGAGAAGCGGACTCAGTCTTCCATGATCGTCCAGGACCCGGCAGATCTGGACAAGCTGCCTCAGGATCTGCTCGACACAAAAGCGAAGAAGGAATGGAAGAGGGTTGTCCCCGATTTAAAAAAAATGGACATTGTCGGGCGGCTGGATATCGCGAATCTGGTGGCGTACTGCAATGCGTACAGTAAATATTGCGAGGCGACTAAGGCACTACGGGGGCAGCCCTTGACCGTTCTCAGCCCATCCGGCGAAAAAGAGAATCCGCTGATCAATGTGCAGCTGAAGTACCAGGAGGCCTTCCGGAAGGCGGCTGACCAGTGCGGCCTGACGATCAACAGCCGCCTGAAGTGGGCAGCCACGAAGATGAAGAAACAGGAAGAAGAGATCGAGAATGAGTTCGGCGCCATCTGAGACCCTGCTGCAATACGCGCACGACTGCATCGCCGGAAGGATCGTCTCCGGGAGAAAGCACAAATGGGCGTGCCTGCGGTTCCTGCGGGACTGGGAAGCCATGCAGAAGGGATCCTTCCCGTATCACTGGGATGAGACGGAAGCGCAGAAGATCATCGACTGGTTCCGCCTGCTGCGTCATTCCAAGGGCGTGCTCGCCGGCCAGCCGATCGAGCTCACGCCGTGGCAGCAGTTCCATCTGTGTCAGCTGTACGGATGGCGGAAGGAGAACGGGCGCAGGCGCTTCACCAAGTCCTTCGTAGAGGTTGCCAGGAAGAACGCCAAGTCCCAGGAAGAGGCAGGCGTGGCACTGTATGAGATGAGTGTGACGGCTGCCAAGAATAAGGAAGTCAACGAAGTGTACACCGCAGGCGTAAAGCGGGATCAATCGAAAATCGTGTTCACAGAGGCGGGCCTGATGCTGAAAGGCTCGCCTTTGGCGCCTAAGTTCAACGTGGGCAAGGTCCAGACGACGCACACGCGCTCCGGATCCGTGATGCGCCCGTTGTCGAAGGATGACGGGAAGAGCGGCGATGGATCGAATCCGGCGCTGTTGGTAATCGATGAGTACCATCAGCACCCGACGACAGAGTTCTACGATCTGGGGCTGGGCGGCAATACGAAGGAGCCGCTGGTCATGATCATCACGACGGCCGGCAGGGATCTCACGTATCCATGCTATACGCAGGAATATGCTTACTGCTCGAAGATCCTCGACCCGGATGTTGATGTGCACAACGACCAGTACCTGATCGACATCTGCGAGCTGGATCCGGAAGACTACGCTGATCCTGCAAACGTGGCGAACGAGGACCTGTGGCTGAAGGCGAACCCGATCCGGGCGACCTATCCGGAAGGCATCCAGAAGATCCGGGAGGAATGTGAGCTCGCGCAGCAGATGCCGGAGAAGATGACAGCATTCCTGACAAAGGTCTGCAACGTCTGGGTGCAGGCGAAAGAGAACGGTTACATGGACATGGCCAAGTGGAAGGCTTGCCAGACGGACACGCTGCCGATCGACACGAAGGGCAGATCCGTATATGTGGGCTTCGATATGTCGGCGAAGGTCGACCTGACTTCCGTCGCATTCGTGATCCCGTTCATATCGGACAAGGTCGACGAGGACCGGACGCCGGTGCCGCAGTACATCGTGTACAGTCACAGCTTCATTCCGAACCGGGAGAAGCTGGCCGAGCGGATCGCAAAGGATAAGGTGCCATACGACGCCTGGGAGCGGGAAGGCTTCCTGACGGTCACGGATACGCCGATCGTCGACCAGGACGCGGTCATGCGCTACGTGCTGCAGACCTGCGAGGAGAACGACTGGCACATTGAGAACCTGTGCTTTGACCCTGCAAACGCGTCCCTGCTGATGATGCAGCTGTCGAACGAAGGCTACGACGTCGTCGAGGTGTTCCAGAGCCACAAGAGCCTGAACGAGTCCACGCAGGGCTTCCGGGAGCAGGTGTACAGCGGGAACATCTACTATCAGCGCAATCCACTGCTGAATTACGCGATGTCAAATGCAGCGGTCCGTAAGAATAACGGACTGATCAAGATTGATAAAGATGCTACCACGAAACGGATCGACCCGGTCGACGCCGTTCTGTGTGCATATAAATTAGCTATGTACCACGTATTCGTGGTAAACAACCTCGCCGCCATCGACTCGTTCCTTGACGGCGATTTTGATTGATGGAGGTAAACCATGGGAGTCTGGAAACGTATGTCAGACGCCTGGAAGAGCTTCTGGAACAGCGGGACGACTGCTGTCACCACGACAGACCATGAGCTGGCCAAATGGCTCGGCATCGACGCCACCAAGGACAAACTCTCCGAGGTCACTTACTTCACCTGTTTGAAGATGATGTCGGAGACGCTCGGGAAGCTGCCGCTGAAGTACTACCAGGACACCACCAAGGGAAAGATCCGGGCGGACCCGGATGAAATGACAAGGCTGTTGACGATCAGACCGAATCCGGTCATGACGCCGACGGCCCTTTTTACTGCCTGCGAGCTTAATTGCCAGCATTACGGCAACGGATACATCTGGATTCAGCGCCAGTTTACACCGCAGCGGTACGGCGGAGATATTACGCCGATCGCGCTGTGGGTGCTGCCTTCCAAGGACGTGACGGTGCTGATCGACAACGCCGGCGTCTTCCAGAACAAGGGCAAGATGTTCTACCAGTACACCGACGCGTACAGCGGAGAGACATCCATCTTCCCGCAGGAAGACATCATCCACATCAAGACGTCCTACAGCTTCAACGGGATCCTGGGCAAACCTGTCAGGCAGATCCTGGGCGACATGGTCGACGGCGCCAGAGAGGCGCAGCGGTTTATGGAGAAGCTGTACAAGCAGGGCCTGACCGCGGCCATGGCTCTGGAGTATACGGACGATCTGGACGCAGGCAGGCGGGCGAAACTCCAGCAGAAGTACGAGGAGTACCTGACCGGCGCGAGAAATGCCGGCCGGATCGTTCCGGTGCCCGCCGGGCTGAAGCTGACGCCGCTGAACATCTCCCTGGCGGACGCACAGTTCCTCGAGCTGCGTAAGTACAGCGCGCTGCAGATCGCAGCAGCCTTCGGCATCAAACCTAACCAGCTGAATGACTTCGACAAGGCGTCGTACAGCTCTTCGGAGATGCAGCAGCTGGCATTCCTGGTCGACACCATGGCCTACAGGCTGAAGGCCTACGAGGAGGAGATCAACGCCAAGGTGCTGACCGATAAACAGCAGCAGAAGGGCTACTGGTACAGGTTCAATGAACAGGCAATCCTGCGAACGGATAGCAAGACGCAGCAGGAGATCATCTGCGGTTATGTCAACAACGGCGTGTATACGCCTAACGAGGCGCGCGACCATCTGCAGCTTCCGGCAGAGGAAGGCGGGGACATCCTCGTAATGAACGGCAATTACATCCCGATCACCATGGTCGGGGAACAGTACACACATTCTTCGGGGGGAGGTGAGAACGGATGAAGAAGAAGTTTTGGGATTTTATGCGGATCAAGAATGAGGATCCGGGCAGCGAAGCGGAGAGCTTCGAGCTGCGACTTGAAGGCCCGATCAGCGAGGAGAGCTGGTGGGGCGACGAAGCTACACCCGCGGAGTTCCGCGAGGAGCTGAGTCAGGTAAGCGGACCTCTGACGGTATGGATCAACAGTCCGGGCGGCGATGTGTTCGCGGCATCGCAGATCTACACGATGCTGAAAGAATACGATGGCAAGATCACGGTCAAGATCGACGCGCTGGCAGCATCTGCAGCGTCTGTCGTAGCGATGGCCGGCGATGAGACCTACATGGCGCCCACGGCCCTGATGATGATCCACGATCCGAGCACGATGGCCTGGGGCAATGAGTCCGATATGAAAGAGGCCATCAAGGTGCTGAAGGAAGTAAAGGAATCGATCCTGAACGCCTACGAAGCGAAGACCGGGCGCTCCCGTGATGAGCTGGCGAAGCTCATGCAGGATGAGGGCACCTGGATGAACGCCAAGAAGGCGGTCGAGCTGGGATTCGCGGACGGAGTCCTGTACGCGGACAATACAGAAGACGGGCTGGTGGCTGCAGCCTACAACCCGCACAGAGTGATCGACTCGCTCAGCGAGCAGATCAAGGCCAAGATGCCGGTCTCACCCGAACCGGAAACGCCGGAGCCGGAGTCGGAAGACATACAGAACAAAGAACATGAACACGTATTAGTCAGGATGCGGATGCTAGGCATCAAGCCCTGACGGAAAGAAGAGGTAATCACATGAGCAAAGAACTCAGAGCGATGCTTGAGGGCATCAACAACATGAAGGACGAAGTCAAGAACCTGTACGCGGAAGGCAAGGACGCTGAGGCGCAGGCTAAGATGGACGAGCTGGAAGCTGCGCAGGCTAAGTTCGAAAATCTGAAGAAGCTGGAAGATGTTCAGTCAGTTCCGGCAGAGCCGAAGCCGGCTCCGGAGAATGATCCGGTGCATGACTTCGCAGAAGCTGCTCGCAGACGTTTCCAGAACGTAGGATCCGAAGGCACTCAGGCAGACGGCGGCTACACTGTTCCGGAAGACATCAAGACCCAGGTCGAGAAGCTGCGCGACGCCACCTTCTCCCTCCGCCAGCTGGTCAGAGTCGAGTCCGTTCGTACCATGTCCGGCGCTCGCACCTTCCAGGTCAAGGGTCACCAGGCTGCATGGGCAGCTGTCGCAGAGATGGGCGCGATCGGCGCGAAGGATACGCCGAAGTTCAACAGATACAGCTACACCATCGAGAAGTATGCCGGCATCTTCCCGGTCAGCAACGAGCTGCTGGCTGATTCCGATGCCAACATCACGAACATCATCACCGAGTGGATCGCTGACGGTGCACGCGTCACTGAGAACGGCCTGATCCTTGCAGCGCTGGACACCAAGACCGGCGTAGCTGCTACCGGTATCGATGACATCAAGACCGCGATCAATGTGACTCTCGGCCAGGCTTACAAGCCGAACCTGAAGATCGTCACCAACGACGACGGCCTTAACTTCCTCGATAAGCTGAAGGACGACAACAAGAGATATCTGCTCACTCCGGACATCTCCAACCCGGGCCAGCTGCGTCTGTCCTGCGGCGCTCAGACCTTCCCGCTGGTCATCGTACCGAACGGAGATCTGCCGACCGACACCACCGCACCGTTCTATATCGGCGACTTCGCAGAAGCGATCACTCTGTTCGATCGTCAGCAGCTGAGCATCCTGGCTTCCAACGTGGCCAGCATGACCGGCTACAACGCATTCGAGAACGACGAGACCCTGTTCAGGGCAATCATCCGCGAGGATGTCGTGGTCCGCGATGCGAACGCCTTCGTCAAGCTCAACATGACTATCTGATGGAGGTGAAAGCGGGTGAAAGTAAAAGCGATCCATCCGCTCTCCGTCCACGGTAAGCTCTTTCCGGCCGGTGCCGTCCTCGATCTTGAGGACGGCATCGCTGCCAAATGGCTGCCGCTTGGTTTTGTCGAGAAGGCGGAAGAAGAGAAGCCGAAGAAAACAGTTAAGAAACCGGCGAAGAAATGAGGTGATCCTATGAACACGGCAGACATCAAGACATTTATGTCCGAACGTATGCCTGATTTTGTGCTCGCCTGGTTTCCAAAGATTAAGACACGCGCCGGATACTCCGAAGCCCTGACAGCATTCGACGAGGAGATCCGGGATGCCATAGAGGCGGCAGTCACGAAGATGCTCGCTGCCGGCGTTCCGACGGATCTGTTCGTTACGGAGGATCCGATCGATAAAAGGATCATTATCGCTATCACAAGCTACGTGAACGCCTACTGCGGGCAGGATCGCACAGATACGAACAAATACC